TAGAGAAAGACCCTTATAGGGTCAGAGCAAACCACCCGTTCTACGGGTGGTTATGATTTTCGCCCTAAGTAATGGCGTTAAAAGGCTTGCTTATACATTATCGCCCGGCAACGGCGTTAAACTGCCATATTTCTTTATTCGTCCGGCAATGACGTTAAAAGGCTAAGGAGTATTAGATATGGAAAAAGATTTAGTTAATATCGAAGATGCTGGTTTCACTCCGGAAGATTTAGAAAACGCGGGCGTTAACGTTGATGATCATACCGAAGAAACGGATACACCAGAAACCGTAACAGATGAACCCTCTACAGATGATGCAGTCGAAAGTGATGCGAATGATGCGGAAGTAGATGCAGCGGCGCCGAACACTAATGAAGAAGAACCGGAACACGAAGAAAACCATACAAACGATAACAATCTAAAAGCGGCACTTGCACAGGAACGCGCAAGACGTAAAGCGGCCGAAGAACGCGCAAGACAATTTGAAGCGCAACAAAGACCAATTACATTGCCGGATAGTGAAGTATCTGATATCCGCGACTTTGTACGCCGTGAAGCATTGAAACGCTTTAATTTAACGGCGGAAGATTTAGAAAGTCTTATGTTTGAAGATGTAAACAAATATAACGATTTCATTCGTTTTGAAGCTAACGCAGAATACACGATCACAAATCAACAGTTAGCAGTACACCAACAAAGACAAACAAATCTAAATTTTGTAAATGAAATTAAATCATTACCAAATTTCGGGGAACTATATCAACGCGGATTAGAAAAGCTAAACGGCATGACAATGCGCGATGCACAACCTATCAATGATGCGTTCTACCGCGTAGATATTGGAGAAGGTACCGATGCCGATTTTGAAACAATCAGAAAATTTGTTAATGAACTGCAAAATGAACGGGCAACGAATACCGACGTTACAAACAACCCGTTACAGGTGGCCGCAACGTTGCCGAAAGCTGGCGCGTTAAACGGTGGCGTTCCTACACCTAACAAGGTAACTGAAGAAGAAATTTTGAAAGCGTATCAAACGGGCAACCTTGATGCATTGCCGGACGATATACGCAAATATTTTGACGAATTATAAGGGGTAAAATATGGCAGACCAAAGAAACCAAGTTAATATTCCAGCGAATTTAGTCCCTAAAGTATGGGCAAAAAAAGTATGGCATGAAGGCGTAAAAGATAGTTATTTTGATAAATTTACTGCAATGGACGGTTCCAATGTAGTACATCAAAACAAAGACTTAACAAATGTTAAAGGCGATAGCGTAGTATTCGGCTTAATGATGAACCTTACGGGTTCCGGCGTTGAAGGTAATCAAAAATTAACTGGCGCCGAAGATACATTGAACATTTACGATTTTACTGTACAAACTAAATTAATCCGTAATGCGGTATCTCGCTATGAAGCGGACGACCAAAAAACACAGTATGATATGTTGAAAGAAATTAAAGGCGCGTTGAAGCAATGGCTTGCTGATTGGTTGGATAACAAATTGATGAGCGAATTATGTTCAACTCCTTCATCTTCTAAAGAAGCGGTAGCTGCAAGTGCTGCCGGTACATATTCCAGCATTACGGCAAATGATAAATTAACAACAACTATTATTTCCCGTGCTAAACGCAAAGCAATGATGCACGCGCCAAAAGTACAACCAATTAAAGTTGACGGCATGGATAAATACATCATGCTTGTTCACCCGTGGGCGGCACGTGATTTGAAAGATGATCCAAAGTGGTTGGCAGCGCAACAAAACGCAAATGTACGCGGTTCTAAAAACCCTATCTTTACAGGTGCATTAGGCGAATACGACGGCGTTATTCTTTATGAATACGAACGCGTAGTGTGCGATAATACTGGCGCATCTAGTGCGAATGTATGCCATAACTTATTATTGGGTAAACAAGCAGCATGTTTCGCAGTAGCAAGACCAGCTAAACACATCGAACAAACAGATGACTATGGCAACATTGCTGGTAATGGTATCGCGTTCTATGGCGAAGTTAAGAAAACAAAATTCAATAATAAAGACTACGGCTCTATTCAAGTATTAACTGGTGGCGTTGTAGAAAGCTAATTTTTGAATTATGGGCGGGGTAATACCCGCCTTTATTCTTTATGGGGTGAATATGAACGTAAAACAAGTTATCAATAGGGCGTTCATGCAAATAGGCGATACACCACAGGAACAATATACACCGTATCATTTGTTAGAGTATTACAACGAAGGCAACCACCTATTAAATGCCCTTATCGGTCAGTACTGCCCTAGTTTGGCACAGGCAACGCACGAAGATAACGGCACCGGACGGATTACGCTGCCCGGTCAATGTATCAGCGTGTTAAATGTCAAAGCCGATGATGCGGACGTACAGGCCTATCATGTATTGAATTTACAAACGATAGTATTTGATGCGGATCATGAGCAGAAAATAACCGTTGATTATATAATGACTGCTGGCTATAAGAAGCTGGAAGATGAAAGCGGACTACCGGCAGAATTAGAAACATTACTTGTTGATTACATCGTATATAGGGTTATGAACCTTGATATATCCGGCGTAACGGCGAATATGGTTAATGCGTTGCAATCAATTAATAATGGTTTAGGCAATAATGAAAGCGTAATAGCGGAAGGGTACTGGAATTATGGTAGTAAGCGAATTGATTACGCTGGTTAATGTAGAGTCTAACGAAATATTAGATGAACAGTTGGAATACATCCAATACATTAACGCAGCCATTGACTGGCTAACTACTATTCTAGTTAGCATTAAAGACCGCGAAGTAGTTAAGAATACCGATATACCGAATTTGAAAGCGGTTCCGTCAGATTTCATGGGGTTCGTTCCTAAGAGTGGTTATCCTATCCGCATCATTAATGGAACATTTGAAACCTATGACGGGGAAACGGTCAATCAAGTGTTTTATAGTGTAAGAAAAAATCACGTTGACGAAATGGACGATACTATTCCGTTTTCTGAATTCTTTCACCAGTATTTAGTGCAGCTTATATCTTTCATGGTTAAAAAGAAATCACTCATGACGGATTATGCTGCTTATGATAAACAATTCATCGACTACATCACGGAACAGATTAAGGCGGCAAGAGGTATAGCATAATGGGCGTTAAACAGGTGGCAACTACAAACGGGTTCCGGCTGGGCCTTGATTGGAGCAACCCGCCGGAAAATATCGACGTGCAAGCGTTAACACAGGCGCAACAATGCGAATTCGATAGAACAGATAATGCACTCCGTACCGTTCCGGGCATTCGTATATTGTATGATTTTGGACTACCAGTAGAAACGCTATATCATGATGTGTACCGTAATAAGTGGTACTTTTCTAGTGGTCGAAATTTGTATGAAACAGATTTTAGTAGTAATAAACTATTAGGCACATTAAATGGTACCGAACGGCCAAAATATCATGCGTTTGGTGGTGATATTCTTATTGCCAGCGGTGATAAATTGCAAGCCATTTCTGGTAGTGGTAAGTTATCCACTATTGAAAGTCCGGCATGTGATATAGTATCAAGTCATTCTGGGCGCGTGTTGATTGCATCGACTCATTCGCATAGGTTGAATTGGTCAGCAGTTGGCGACTACAACGCATGGAATCACAACTCAAATGATGCATCTAGTGCGCAATATGTAGACGTTGGCTATAAAGACCAAGGCAGCATCATTGCGATTGATTTCTTATCACGTGCAATTATCGTATACAAAGAATACGGGCGCGTGTATCAAGTCATTGGTACGCCAGATGCACAGAATTTAACCGTGTATCCGTTATCTTCTACCGGTTATTGTAGCGGTGCAACGGTAAGCGTTGATGATCGTAGCTATTATTTAGGCAATCAAGGGTTCATGTCTTTCATGCCTACAAATACCTATGCAGAAATACAACCGTTTGAAACTGGCTTAAATATCAACTCTTATCTATTGAAGTACATTACAAAAGATTGCGAAGTATGGCATATATCCAGCCGTAAACAAATCTGGATTAAACCATATAATGGCGAAACAGTTTTTATATATCACTACTTGCCACGATATGAGGACGGAAGGGGCGTTTTCACATCAAGAAAATTCACGCATGGCATCAATGCGGCGGTGAATGTGGATAAAGAGGTATATATAGCATACGGTAATAAAATTGGTATTCTTGATGAAACGATAGATACAGATGATGCGGTACAAATCCAAACATCAATAATCAGCGGTAACAGACTGGCAACACGTCAATTTGTGTTGATTATGAACTACAATTTTGTAACGCATAATCTTATTCCCGGTCATGGTACTATTGGCATCTCAAATAAGAAGCCTAAGCCAATTAACTTTTCAAGTAAGGCAACCAAAACATACTATGCGAATGAAAAGCTATATACGGCCAAGTCATTAATGAATGTTAATGAGTACACGAAGGCTTATAAAATTGGCGGCGGTGCAAATCGTAATGTACAATTCAAAATCAATGTTCAAAAGGGCGCTATTTCATTACGCCAGTTAGATTATACGTATGAAGAGGTTTAAACATGGCATATAAAGAAAAATACCCTTTGGATATTACGCCACAGGGCGATACTGTACAAGATAGCATTAAGAAAAACCGCGATGAGTTATTGAACGTTGCGCAGCAAATGGAACTAAAAGCCGGTGGCGGTGGTGGTACTGGCGGCGGTGGTGGTACTGGTGGCTTACGTAACAGGGTATTGAGCGGTAAAGTGAGCAATGGTGAATTCTCATTCTTAACCGGTGATAACCTAAGCGTAATGATTGACGGCAGTCAAACGCCTGTATTGTTATCATTCGCCGACGGTTTCAACGATTACGGCGCGGTGGATTATATTCAAACGATTAACCGTAAACAAAGCGCATGGAGTCTACCGGCCAATAATACGTCGTACTTATACGTTGAACGTTCAGCATCTGGCGGCCTAACTTATGGCAGTACAACGCTTGAACCGATGCGACAACCAAATGCACCAGCAGCGGCAACGGATAAAATGTACTACAATACTACAAACGAAAAAATGTATGTGTATACTGGTACATACTGGAAAGAAATATTGCGCGTGGTGGTAGCGATTGCCGTTACAGATGCAACGCGTGTTAAGTCAATCAAGTATTATGATCCAAATGTAAACACCGCTACAGATGCCGTAATTGGTACGCGTACGGTTGACGGTAAAGCATACGAATTAACAGACATTCTTAATCAAATGGCGGAAGCCATTAAAAAGATTGCTGGTGATGCTAATTTTACAAATAACCCAAGTCGTACATTAAAAACTATCACGGATACGATAAACGGGTTAAGTAGTGTTTATTATCGTAAAACGGATACGGTAGCGGAAGCAACGCATGCAGCACGTGCGGACGTAGCAACACGCGCAACAACGGCAGATAGTGCTACAAATGCTACAAATGCTACGAATTGCGTACGTAAAAGCGGCGATACTATGACGGGAACGCTAAGGGTTCCGGGGTTGGCTAATGATAGTATCAACCTTGATTATTTAGCGACAAATAAAGCCGGATATAGTGGCATAACTTTTGGCGAATGTAACAATTATAATATCTGGGGAACTGCCTACTGGGGCATAGGTGTTATGTATCCGTGGAATACAAGCCAAGATAGAGTGTTAGGAACTCAAATGTATTTTGCTAATTCAAATGCGGCGTTTATTCGCTTTGATAATAACACAAAAGGCATGAACGAATGGCAACGTATAGCAACGTTTGAAAATAACAATACATTGTTATTTCCTAATGGTGCAAGGTTGAAGGTGGAATAATATGCCTAATTTAGTACTAGAATATAACGGCCATACATACCGGTTTGGATTAACTACAGATGCAGCATTAACTAACGGCCAAAATATTAAGGTTCCATTTAATGGAACCGAATTATACGCACGCATCGGGAATGACAATACACCATTAAAAGTTATTAAAAACGGAAGCACGTATTCGGTGCAGTATAATCCAGTTGCTTTTAATAATATTTATGTAGATAGACCGGCAAGTGATCGCTCAGAATGGCGTAACACAGTATTTTTCCCAAGTGGCAATTATCGTATCACAATAGACGGAAGCACGCGCGATAGTCGAGAAATACGCATTAATGATAACAGAAACCTTGAAATAGTAATGAGTATTATTGGGCAAGGGTATGGCAATCAGCGTTTAAAACTGACTATTAACGGATATTATGATAGGCAATTACAAGCCGGAAGCAATAGCAATAAATTCAGCATAGAACGAATAGGGGATTAACGATGCAACTTGAAAGCCTTGAAAGCATGATAAAAGACTATGAACGGCGCACGGGTGAACGTGTTAGTCTTGAAGGGTTTTATTTTGATGAAAATAATAACTACAAAGACAAATACAATTACTATTTCAAATGGTTCCCTAATGCTGGGTTCTTATTCTGGACTATCAACGAACATGACGGCCAACGGTATTTTACTATCTGGCAAACATACGGCGATATGAAAGTAATAGGCAAGTATATCGTTGAAGTAATGAAGATGAATGATCTTGATGTAATTGTAACGGCAACACATCGAAGCGTGCGCGGTTTCATAAAAAAATGGAATATGGAACGCGTTCCAGAAATGGACTACACCTATAATGGGTTTGATTACAAAGTGTTAAAGACGGTGCGTAAACACCTTGAAGCGACTTTGTAGAAAGGAAAAGCATGTTTAAATTTGACTTGCAATTATTTGGCGGCGGCGGTAAAAAGTCGAAGGTAAGCAGCATTGATGCCAAACTACCTACGGCAACGGCCGACGAAAAGCAACTATTACAAGGCCAAATGGATTGGATTAATAACACCAATCGAAGCGCCAACACCTTGCAAGGTATGGGCGATGCGGCCTTGAATAACGTGATAACGCCAGAATACGGCAATATGTATAATTCATATTTAGGCGCTAATCGTGGCAATCAAAATGCAATAGGGGCATTACAGAACCTAGTAACAACGGCCGGCGCCAAGAATTTGACTGATAACACGCGGTATGCAAATCAGTTAGCGGCAAGCGTTGATACTATGAACAACGGCGCAAGCCAACTGGCTAACGAATATAATGGCGCATTGCTACAAAATCAAAACGCAATGGATAGTATCACAAACGGCCAACTACCAACAGGCTATGCGGATGCTAGACGGCAAGCGTTAAACAATGATTTACAGGCAACAGTAGGCAATGCAGTTTCTGGCCTAGCAAGTCGCGGTATTGTGAATTCATCTATTACAGATAATGCATTAAATGATATTAGCAAGAACGCATCTAATACACTTGCGGCACAATATTCAAATGATTTAGGCCAAGCGGCTGCACTTAATACGCAAGCGCTTAATAATAATTTAAGCGGTATCGGTGCGAAAATGGGGTTATGGGGTAATACCTACAATAACAACCAAAACGGTATTATTAATCAAGCAAATCTAATGAACCAAGGTTATGCAAATCAGATGAATAACGCCGGCACCGCAGCTGGTTTAGTAGGTCAACGCGAAGGGTTAGCGCAAAACCCTATTAATACAGGCGCAACAACACAAAGCGCGGCAATTCAACCGGCCAAAGATTACTACTCTATGAGCCAGTTAAATAACGCGGATCAAGAAGATTTACTTAATAGATTTATGTCATTACGCTATGGACTAGCACAACCAGCACAAACAATGGTTAAGCAAGGTTCTGGCGGTTTCTTTGGAGGGCTTATGAAAGGTTTTTGTTTTGTAGCGGGTACTGAAATTGCAACACCAGAAGGCGGAAAGGTTATTGAAACGTTTGTAAATGGTGATACTGTTATTACGTTGGGTGCGGTTAATGATGTAATTGCATTGCATGATATGGGCGAAAAAGAAACACATCGCCTTGAAACTGTATCCTTTGGCGTAACAACTACAGGCACAGAAAAGGTATTAACTCCGGAAGGCTTGAAATTAGTTAATGAATTGGTAGTTGGCGAAGTTATTATGACGGTTAACGCTTATGAACCGGTAACATTAAGCGAAGCAACTGGCAATACTGAACACGTATACGAATTGCAATGTACTGGCGATAATTTATTCTATGCTAACGGTATTATGGCCGAAGGCATCAATGAAGATGAATTGAAGGCTATTGCAGATGCAGCAGCAGAAGCGCCAGAAGAAGCACCGGAAGAAAAGCCAGCTAAAAAAACAACTAAAAAATCCAGCAAGAAAGATGAACAAGTAGAGGAAGCAACCGAAGAAGCAGCAACCGAAGAAGCAGCAACCGAAGATAATAAGAAAGTAGAGGAATAACACAATGGGCGTTATCTACGTAAAAGATTTTGAACCATGGGCGGCGTTAGGCGAATTAGCTGGTCAATATTTCTCACATCGTTTAGGTGCATTGCAGAATAACAAAATGGCTAAAGGCTATCAAGCAATGCTAGGCGGTGGCGGTGGTGCTGGCGGCGAACAAGACCCGAACACACCGCAAATTATGGATAACAATAACCGTATGGCGGGAATGGGTATGCAACAACCTAATAGCGCCGGTCAAATCAACCAGTTATTGTCTAATTCTAATAACACATTCGCTAATAACTTGATGCAAAAGAACAATATCGGATTATGGGGCGGCCAAAATCCAGCTGCACCAGCGCAACCGATGCAAGCTAACACAGATGCGCCGGCTAACCCTGTTACTGATCAACGCTTTAACGCTTATATGAATGAGCCAAGCCCTACATTACAAAAGCAGTTGCAAGCACAGGCAGCACAGGCACCACAAATGCCGGCAACACCAGCGCAACCGCAACAAAACACGGGGTTATGGAACTTTCAAAATCTAAATAATACTGGTATTAATAACGGTATACCGCAAACATATCAAGAAATGATGCAGCAACGGGCAAACGCACCTTTTCATGGGGCGCCCAAATCGGTAGAAAATGGTAATACTGATGCGGATAAAGCGCCGGGCCAATACTCTATACCAGACAAAGCAAGCGTAACAAGTGAAGCGCGTAAACAACTAGGGGCCAATACGTTGGCCCTAGTTAAAGCCGGTTTTGATTTTAAAACGGCGCAAGGCCTAGCCAGCGAACAATATCAAACTGACGTTAACAATATGTATATGCAACAAGTCAACGAATATCAAGAAAAAGTGCTTGAACCAATGCGCCAGCAAATCATGAATAGCCTTGTATTTACACAGGATAAAGACGGCAACCCGGTTGTAGATACCTATAACACAAAACGGGTTAAAGGGTTGGCGCCAGCCGTTGCAAGATATAACTATCTAGCCGGTAAAGTTGGTGCTGGTACTATTGATATGAATAACTTGAATTCTATTGCGGCACTTGATAAACCGGATTATAAATTTAGTAGTGCACAAAACGGCCATATTGTACGTTACAACATGGGCGACGGTACTATTCAAGATATGGGCGGTTATGGCAAGGTTGAAACAAAACAATTTGCGAACGGTCAAGTTATTGTTATGACTCCGGACGGCCAAATGAAAAATATCGGTAATTTCGGGGCTAAAAACATTAAAGTTATGCCAGACGGAAAAACGTATATTGTTGGCACAGACGGCAGCATGAAATATGTAGGTACGCACGTTAAACCGGCAACGGCTACACAATCCGGTACTAGCGGATATAACGCGCAAGTATTGCGTACGTTATCCGCTCAACACACCGCATGGGTTAAAGCTAACCCAGACAAGGCAGAAACTGAAAGCCCTTATTACGGGCAGTTACAAAGCGCGTTAAGTGGTGCGCCTACTGCTGGCGGTGGTGGTGCTGGAACGCCAACAGTTAAACGGCAGCCGACTTATTCAAGCGAAGAACAAGCAGCAATTTCCAAACGCATGAATGAACTTTCAGCGCAAGGCTGGAGTGATGATCAGATTGCGGCGGAACTTGATGCGGCCGGATACGGTCAATATAAATCGTGGTTAAAGTCTTATTAAATATAAAGGGGTAGACTATGGGTGCGTTTGATGATATTACAAGCCAATACGGCAAGGCAGCTGGAAACGGTAACGCCTTTGAAGATATAACAACCGAATACGGTTATGACGTAGGCAACGCGCCCAAGCCTACGTTTTGGGATAGCGTTAAAAATAATGCCGAATATGTTGCTAATGGTGTTAAAAACAATATTGAATGGATTGATAAAACCGGCAAAGAAATTAACGACAATGTAGGCAATACCTTAACGGCGTGGAAAGATGATGTAGTAAACAAATCAAATAATCTGGGTAATGAGTATTCTAAAAGTGCTGCCAATGCGATTGATGCTAATGGCGATAACTTTTCTAAATTTGATGATAATGGGGAGTTTATCGACGAATATTCTACACCGGGGTTAGGTAAAGCGCACGTAGAAACATATAATGCCGCAGTTGGTAAGCCGGCCGGATATCTGGCAATTACGCCATACGTTCCACCACCGGTGCGAATAGCTGCTGGCGTCCTTGCCGCGCCTACAATTGCAAGTGATACGGTTGATATGTATAACGCCAATGCAACCGCAGAAAACGACGGAACGGCACCAGACGGATTTTTAGGGAATAAATATGTTGCTACGGCGAAAAATCTTTTAGTAGACCCTGTGGCCGAGCCAGTAGAACGCTTAATTGACGACCCGGGGGAATTTGCTAAAAATATAGCCATGAACCCTACTAACTTATGGGGCGACGTATTTTTACCGGCTGCCATGATACACGGGGCAACACCTAAGAAAGTAAGTGGTGCAATCGGTGAACGTGTAGGACGTGCAGCGGAACACATCAAAGAAAAAGCATCTAATGCCTTTGAAGATATTGGCGAACGTTTTACAAAAGATGCGCCAAAACTTGAAGAGGGCGTTATGTATAATGCCTTTGATGACGTACCAGTACCGGAAGAACCAAGTAACGCAGTAGAACCGCGCGAATACTCCGAAGGCGGTTTAAGCGGTCAACCTATGGAAGGTGAAACCGGTAATATCCAAGCGGATATATATAACCGATATCGTCAGAATGGTTTAAGCGACGTTGAAGCGGCTGCCATGACTGGTAATATTGGCGCCGAAAGTAGTTTTAATACGACTGTTACAAGTGGCGACGGTTACGGTTCCCGTGGTTTGGTTCAATTTACTGGCGATAGATTGAACGGCGAAAAAGGTTTATTGAAATTTGCGGAAAGTCGTGGGTTAGATCCGTGGGATTGGAGAACGCAAGTTGATTTCAGCGTATGGGAATTGCACAATACCGAAAGCGCTGCACTTGAAGCAATGCGCGCGCGCCCAGATGCAACACCGGAAGAAATGGCCGTTATCATACGAAAAAATTATGAAAGACCAGACCCAGCAGTTGCACATGATGATGTGCGGGCGCAAATTGCTAAAGAAACATTCGACGGCAACTATGGTAAATATGAAAATAGGCCACGTGATAATACATCGTTTAAAGATAGTACGCTAGACCCTAACTATAGAGGTAATGAACAACCGTTTAAAGATGAGTTTATAGAAAACGAAAAACCAGTAAGCGGCGAAGAAACATATACCGATTTAAACAGTTTCGTAGAAAATACCGATAAAAAACAGGTTAAAAACGAAGATTTAGGTATAAACTATCAAGGCGAAGGCGAAACGACCCGTACAGGCGAAATAAATGAATTTCAGCCGAAAGACCGCATAAATACTGACTTTGTAGAGGGTGAAAAACCTAAAATCGAAGAAAAAGCACTTGAAAACGATGCAAATACTCAATTTAGGTATGAAGAAGATGCACCAAACGAAAGTTTACGAAATGCGATTGACGATTTACCGCCAAAAGCAAAAGAAACTATCATAAACGAATTAAAAAATGATACATCTAAACCACGATATACCGAATTAGAAAATAAAGTAAATTCTAACACGGAAATATTGAAGGATTTAAACAAGGCCACAAAGCCAGATATTCCAAAAACGGAACTTGATGCGGTGAAGGTTCGATTATCTGAAAGCCTAGACGTACCAGTTGAACGATTGAACAACGAATACATGGAAACGGTTCGCCGTGATCGTGCTGCTGAACTAATTGCAGATACGCAAGAATTGAAATTAATGCAGTCAGAACCGGCAGAAGGTGGCGTGAGCAAATACGCGCAGCAACCTAGCCAGCTATTAGACAATACAACGCATGAGCAAGTACGCGATGCGGTTGTAAAAGCCTTTGACGGCAACGAAGCAATGGCGAATAGATACATGGAAAGTAAAGGCGTTAGACCTACGGAACCGCTACAATATAGCGCTAAAGGTAATGAAACGCCACATACTGGCATTGATGAAGTGCAACGGTTAGGCCGAAGCGTAACGCGTAGGGAGATATTAGATGCAGTTAATAACTTATTTAATCAACGTGTTAAAAGTGGCCGTTTGGGTCGTGATAATGTGCGCGGCTGGTATAATACTAAAACCGATGTAATTCGTAGCGGTAATTATGGGGAAATTCCAGTTATCATGCATGAATTAGGGCATTATGTAGATAATTATTTTGGTTTCAGTAAAGATGCACGGTTCAATACCGAATTTAACGGCGTAATTCAAGACCGGTTCGGTAAAGCATACAATAAATTAGGTATGGACGGTATACGCGGCGAAGGTTACGCGGAATTTTTCAAAGATTATGTAAGTGATCGGGCGAAAGCGAAACGTGAATTTCCAGAATTTTATAATCACTTTATGGAAGCAATCGCAAAAGAACCAGAATTGAACGGTATAACCAATAAGTTATCGCAGCTGGTTCATGAATGGCACCGTCAAGGCGGGGCGGAACGTATCAAAGGTAGTATTTCGTTTGAAAGTAAAGGTAAAGTAAGCCAAGCCATTGATGCGGTTAAGCGTGGCGAAGCTAAAGACGTAATTAAAAAAGCGTTAAATGATGTATACACTAAAGCCGTTGATGAATTGAACCCGTTGAAGGATTTAGTTGAAGAAGTAGAACGCCAAACAGGCGAAAAGATTGCCTTTGATGATAATCCATATATGCAAGCGTGGTTAGCGCGTGGCTGGGTTGGTAAAGCTGAAACGCTTATTGAACACGGTGCGCCGGAACATGGCATCAAATCGTTAAAAGATATTTTGAAAGGCATAGGCGAAAAGGAACATAAGGAATTCTCCGCATACCTTGTGGCCTTGCATGATTTAGACCTACATAAAAATAAACAAAAAGCAACGTTTGATTATACCGAAGATGCTGCCGTTCTAGGTAAGCACGCCGGAAATGAACGTTTTCAAAAGGCGGCAGTTGCAATATATAAATATCAAGATTACATGTTGCAAATGTTGGTTAAAGAAGGCATGTTGACGGCCAAGGCATATCATACAATGCGCAAAATGTACCCGCATTACATTCCGTTTTTCCGCGATATGTCAGATGCTGGCATGCAATCATTCTTATCTGGCGGGAAGGGCTTTATTGATGTATCTAGTCCGGTAAAACGTTTTAAAGGCAGTACGCGCGATATTATTGATCCGTTGGAAAGTATCGTAAAGAATACGTTCCAATTTTATAACGCAGTAGAACGCAATCACGTTGGGCGTACATTTGCAAAACTGGCCGATAAAAACGGCGTAGGGCAAATAGTGGAACGTGTAAACGGTAACAAAGCGGCAACAGATAATACATTTAATGTTTGGGAAAACGGCGAAAAAGTAACGTATGAAACAACGCCAGAACTTATTCAAACGATGCGCATGTTAGATAAAGATCAATCAAACATGGTTGCAAAAATCTTATCATATCCGGCCAACTGGTTACGCGCTGGTGCTACATTATCACCAGAATTTATCTTGCGGAACCCTGTACGCGATATGATAGGTGCATCTATTTATTCGAAACACGGTTTTATTCCTGTTCTTGATACTTTTAAAGGGCTATCGCTATTCCTTAAAAAAGGCGATTTATACTGGGAATATATGAAATCTGGCGCGGCACATGCGGCAATGGTTTCCTTAGACCGCGACTATTTAGGCGGCCAATTACGCGATATTATGAGCCGTGAAAGTAAGGCTACTAAGTTGATTAAAAACCCTATTGAAGTATTGCGCGCCATGAGTGAAGCAACAGAAATGGCAACACGATTGGCGGAATTTGATAATGCACGAAAGGGTTATACTGGGGTTGGTAATCGCCTATTTGGGAAAGATAGAAAGCCTTTAACTGCAAGGGAAGCGGCGCTTGAAAGCCGTGATATAACGCTAGATTTTAGCCGTAGAGGTTCGCATACTAAAAAAGCAAATCAAGTAATAGCCTTTTTTAATGCTACAATTCAAGGCGCCGACAAAATGGCCCGTGCTTTTAAGGAAGACCCGCGCGGTATGACGGTTAAAACCATGCTATATATTACGTTACCAAGTGTTTTGTTATGGTATATGAATAAAGATGATGAGCGTTACCAAGAGTTGCCGCAATGGGAAAAAGATACATTCTGGATTATTCCGGGCAAAGAAAATATGTATCGTGTTCCTAAGCCATTTGAAGCTGGCGTTTTATTCGGTACATCGTTTGAACGCATGTTACAGTATTTTGACGATGCAAAAAACAACCGTAAAAGCGTAGGTTTTAAAGGTTTCGGCGATAGGGTGATAGATAGCCTTGCACCTAGTTTTATGCCTACGGCTATGATACCGGTTGTTGAAGCTATGACAAATTACTCTTTATTCAGACAACGGAATATTATTCCGCAATCTCAAGAAAATTTACCGGCACATTTACAGTACGGCGCTAATACAAGCGAAGTTGCAAAATTTGTAGGCGATAAAATCAACGTTTCGCCGTATATTGTAGATAATACAATAAGAGGGTACGGCGGCGGCCTTGCTGGTTTAGGTTTAAGCGGCATTGATGCGGCTACTGGTGCAAAAGAAAATAATGCATCTAAAAAATGGTATGAAGCGCCGGGGTTAAGAGGGTTCACGGTGGCGCCTTATCAATCATCGGATAGTGTACAGAGGGTATATGATGATTATAAGGAGCAAGAAAAGCTACATAATGAATTCAAATTAACAGGGCAACGGCCGGAAGGATACGATGCCAAGGAATTCGCAAAACTCAAAAATGCAAGTGATAGCCTAAAAGGTTTGAACAAAGCATCTAAGGCGATCATTAATAATGAACGCATGAGCGGCGAACAAAAGAGGGAACAATTAGACAAAATTAATATGAGAAAAGCCAATATAGCGCGCAGCGTTTATGGTTTAGGTAAGGTTAAATAAAGGGGCGCATAATGGAGTTTATTTTGAAGTTTTTTGTTGAGGGTTGGAACTCTTTAACAGATAGTTTTGTACTGAAAGCAATATTAAGCGGTGCGGCTGCCGTTGCCATATGGGTAATTGGAATTAAACACGTCCAGATTTTGGGCGTGTTTATTTTATTGGTATTCATAGACCTTTTCACTAAATGGGCCGCTATTGCCTATCAAATGTTAATTGATGAATACGGATATGATAAAGACCAAATAGCCGTATGGGAAAAATATCGCGCAATACCGTTGGCGTTTGAAAAAGGTTTAATTTCTAGCCGATACATGCGAAAAGGTTTTGTGTTTAAAGTATTAACGTATATTGCAGCTACAATGGCGGCCGTATTATTCGATGAAATGAGCGGCCAAAGACAATTCGCGGTTTCGTTAGTATGGTTATATCTGGGTTCATGTGAATTTCTATCTATCATGGAAAACCTACGCGACGGCGGAAATGCTATGTTAGGTAAATTCCTAGATTTAATCCGAACAAAAATTGAAAACAAGGTGAAATTATAAGGGGGTACCATGAGAGGTATTGACGTAAGCGAAAATAACGGCGTAGTTGACTGGGGCGCGGTAAAGGCTAATGGGTTTGATTTCGCGATCATTCGCATCGGTTATGGCCGTGGCAATTTAGATAGTGAATTCTATAACAATATTAATGGTGCTATTAATGCTGGTTTGGCAGTTGGCGTATACCATTATTCCTATGCTATGAATGAAGAACACGCAGCAGAAGAAGCGGAATTCGTTTTGAATACACTTAATGATGCCGGCTTAACTGTGGATAAGTTGCCAATGGGCGTATGGTTCGACATGGAAGATGCTGACGACTACAAGGCAGAACGTGGCATGCCAACAGACCAGCAACTAACTAATATATGCAGCGTGTTCATCAATAAGTTATGGCAAGCTGGTTACGTAAATACCGGCCTATATGCTAGTTATGACTGGTTAGTAAATGTATTAGATATTAGCCAGTTGGGCGGTTGTGCTATTTGGTGCGCACAACTTAATAGCCAATGCGACTATGAAGGCGCTAATTTGTGGCAATATACATTTACTGAAAACATTGAAGGTAAGGAATTTGATGCGGATTTAGTATTGAATTGGCCTATCTAACGGGGGTATTGTATGGATACTATCAAGCAATTCATAAGGGCGTATTTACCAGTTATCACAGTAGCATTGCTTATGCTGCTGGTGGTAGTTGCTGGCCTGTTCGCCTATAATATGATGCATACCAAAAAGCTACAAGAACCGGTTATTATCAATCAGACCGTGGCGAAGAACCCTGTTAAATTAGGGGAAGCGCTTAACGTATCGCCAAACGTAGCGAAGGAAGTTATTGCGTATAAGGAAACCGCGCAGCCGGTAGTAACGTATTACACGCAAGCGCCAACGCTACATGATGCGGCAGTAGTTACGAAAAACGCCATTAAAGAAAAATCGCCTACTATTCCAAAGGAAGCTATAGAAAAAAGTGATAGAACTGCCGTAGTAGAAAATACCGATGAACAAAAGATTGATGTATACAAGATTAATCTTAATAAAGTGCATCGTGTAATGGGTGGCGTTACTGTACTGGAAACGGGTAAGGTATACGAAACGGTAGGTTATCAAGCTGGCGACTTTCAAGGCCTAGCGCATTTTGACGGTAAGCATTTCAAAGGGGCCAGCGCGCTTTATACATTTGCGAAATGGTAGGTGATCCGATTATCTCCGAGTTGCACGGATTGCAACAGTAAACTATTAGTTGACAGTTGGAAAGGAAATATTATGAAAACATTTACATTTGAAGGCAAAACTCATATGTTCGCGGAAGAAGTAAACCCAAAGAAAGACGGTTTATATACTGCAACACTCACAGACCATAACAACGTACGTTGTGAAATGTGGTTTGTAAACGGCGAATTGAAACGCCTTGTTGAATTAGATTAATAAGAAAGGGGTACCATAGCGGTACCCCTCTTTTTTATTTTCCGGCAAAAATACGGCAAA